CTGAACGGTTGAAAATCGTGGTCAAAGGAGTAGTTGCAGCTACGCTAGCACCGTACATGACGCCGATTTCAGTCTCTGCCGTAAGCGCCGCTCCTTGAGATACCCAGCACTTATTGACTGCCATGTTATATCCCGATCCAGCGGGGTTGACAACAATCAATCCTGTAAATGTAGCGGCACCAGCGGCAGTTGTGGTCGTGAGACCTCCGGTAATGCCGAACATATTTCCACGGTAGGTCTGTTCATAGTATCTACCATGAAGAGACGATACGATTTGATCGCCCTGTTTTCCGCCTCTGGCTTGGAATTTTTGTCCATCGCCGTTATTTTGTATTCCTGTGAGAAGTACGTTATCCATTTTGATTCCTTTACGTGATTGACTGCGCTATATCTTGTCGAATTGCAGATAAATCTTCTGTTGGCCGCATTTCGTTGTGTAAAAGCGTTGAAATGACTTGTAATTCAATAAGAATCCTCATCTGAATTGTCCCAGCAAGCGGATTCATATTGCTACTCTCCGCCTGCTCGGAAGGCAGAGAATTACCACTTGGAACGACCAGGGCAGGATATTTCATTTTTTCTTCCGAGCAGCTTGCATTTTTGCGATGTGTTCAGGCGAGAGAACACGTTTTTTCTTCTCTTCGCGCTTCTCAAGACCACGCTTACCGTCAATTTGAGCCTGGCTTAAAACTTCCTTAACTTCCATCCGCTGAACATTGTTCAATAGGCAAATCTGGTCTGCCAACTGTGGATTCAAAGCCCGAAGCATGGCGATTTGTTCGTCAGAGAAAACCGTAGCTTGTCCGACACCGGGAGGGGGCATGAACATCATCTTGCCTTGAATCTGGGTATCGTGCATGGGCATCGTCGATGTGACGGGACGATACCGCTCGATAGAAGCGATATCTGGATCATCAGAACCAACATGGAGGCGACGACGAATGTTCTGCCATTCCTCGATAGCACGGATATTTTTTCGTTCCCACTCCAGAAGCCGGCCTACTGCACCAGCAGGATTCTTTCTCATTTCTTCCTGAGACAACATGCCATCGGTGAACTGCTCACGAAGGATTTGTTCACGACGCACCGCAGCATCAATCTCGGTACTTGAATACTCTTTCGGACGCTGAGACTCAAGCTGTCCTTCCAGACGGCGAAGTTGTTCTGCAACAGTTCCTTTGTCCTCAATACGTGGATTAGCGAGTTTTTTGACTAAAGACTCTTTTTCACCAAGCATCTCTTGTACTTGGTCATGCCGCAGAAGAGGTTTTTCAACTTGCATATTGTCCTTAGGTTGTAGCTGTGATAAGGGTTCCGCCAGTGCCGCCAGCAACAGTTGCGACATAATTAAGGCAAAGATCAACGTCTGCCGCTGCAAAATCGTCTAACAGCAATCCGCCAGTATTTACGGTGCTTGTGCAGCGAATAGCATGGATCGTTCCGGCACCAGTCATCGTTGCGCCAGTAATGACTTTCGTAATTCCAACAGACACTTCGGAGATAATCGCATTGACCTCCTCGAAAGTCCCGGTAGAGAGGTCTTCAATAACGATGGCTGTAGTCCATGCAACTCCAGATGCAATAGCGCCATCTTTATAAATGGTGCATTTGTAGAGCCAGAAATCTGGCGCAGCAGCTAGATTCAAAGCCGCGCCACAAGAAGTCGTTACACTGGCGTCCTTGAACAAACAACCAAGGAATGAGACGCCACGAGGAGCATTTGCTGTCGTGGTTATGATTCCGCGAGTATTTGCATGCCCGGTAATTCCAGTGTTGTCTATCATGCAATGCACGAACTTTGTCCTATGCGCAGCAGTAACCAAAGACACCGATATTTGCTGCGTTACAGATAGGAATCGGATGTTATAGAAAACACAATCAGCAGCCGTTACGGCAATTGCAGTAGCTGCTGTTCCAGTAATGGTAACTTGCGGTTGCCATCCAACATAGCCGCTTACTGCTGCCTGCGGAAAATATGGAAGTCCAACAAACGTAAGCCCCGCCTTTGAAAGTGCAGCGGCAGAGGCCGTAGTATGCGTACCAGGAAGCAGCGCAATCACATCTCCTGCGCTGGCTGTAGCATTAGAAATTGCTTGGGAAATAGTAAGAAGCGCCCTCTCAGGAGAAAGACCGTCATTATTATCAGAGGCAGAAAATGCCAGCCCATTAACCGTGTAGCTTGCAGATGGCGCGACAAAATAAACAGCTCCAACGCTAATCGGAAGTGTCCCGAACTGACTACCCCACTTTGTAAGTGTTCCCATTTAAGGCTCCTTTGCCACAATTAAATATACCGTTATCCGTTCAGCCCGGACACTAGAATTCATTTTTTCCAGATGGTCCTGCATCATCATCAGTTCCACCCATTAACCCCTTCGATTGGGCGTAAATCTTTTCAGACCTAATTCCTCGACTTCTGTCTTTTTGCTCTCGACCCGGCAGTCCCGGCCAGTTCGCTACTGACATGTTCAGGCTTGACTTCTGGGGCTCCCCCTTCTGCGGGAAGACTCCCTTGCCCGTCCGAGGGACTTTCATCGTCATCGCGTCGTTGTACCTGTTGTTCGACATTTACAGCCTCTACTTTCACTGGAGAAATTGTTTCACATGAAACATTTGCCGAATAAACCTTGCCTTCTAATTTCCCAATGTGATCAATCACACTGGTAGCTAAACTTGGATGACACTCAATCAAGATCGTCACATTCGCAATAGGGTCTAGTGACGCATCGTAGGTAGAACGGTCCTCAAACAGTTTCATTTTGGCTTCTTGGGTACAACAGGTTTCACATACCCGCCCCTCTGAACAACTCCACCTGGAGATGTCAGAGATGGTTTCTTGTTCACCGGAGAAAATAGCGCTGGCTTCACGTTACCGATGCTCCAGTGACCCAACGCCAATCTGTTACTGCGTTGAAATAACGCATGTATCCACGCCACTTCGCCACGAGCGTATCCAAATCTTCCGCCATCGCAAACTCAAGAGGAATGCGGTCTGACCAGAACACGTATTGTTTCCTCATCGAGGAGTCGCACATGAACCAGTTTTTGGTGCTGGTCAGATAATTCCACTCGTAGAAGGTATAGACGCCTTCGTGGACGTTGCGGTTGTTGTTCGCGGTATCGACTTTCCCCATACTGGAGATAATCTCGAACGCCGGTTCATACAGATCGGGAGGCCCCCAGAGTTCATCGGGGGCGATAGAGATGCGTTCTGCTTGGTCGCCACGCATCTGGACCATCTGAATTCGCGCTGCCGCAACAGCCACCGCCGATAGAGCCGACGTGACTTTGTTTGAGAAACCTGCTGCCGTAGAGGCCCCGGAAGTCGTGGTATGTGCTGTCGAGGAAAGAGCCACACCCTCTGAGTTGACGTAGAAATAGTTGTCAACCGAGAAAGCGTTGTTCAGAATCCGCGCCGCGTGTTTTTGACGGGTCCGGAAAGCTGACTGGGCCAGAGCACGGGGCTTTTGGTCCATGATGTGGAATTGGTCATCATCGAATAGTTTTCGCTCGATCTGGATACCGTTGGAGAACTCAACCGGAGTCGCAGTAGTGTTGTACCCTAGATTCTGAGACGAGTATCCAACCGTCCCGGTGAACTCTGTAAAGTCAGGGAGTGTCCCAACGTTACTCCAGGTCATGTTGTTGCGCCCGTTCGTACTTTGAACGGTACACAGCTTTGAAATCATGTCTGGGTAGGCTTTGTACTCCTCGTAAAAAATCTTCTGGAACCTCGGGTCCAAAAGGTCTGCGAAGGCGGTACTGATTTGTGGGGTCGGCATGTTGGCTCCTTATGCGAGGTTGAGTGCGTGGCTATTGGACAAGGCCAGCACGTAGGAATTGACGTTGCCTGCCGGTGATTCGGAACCGTCTCGCAGACGAAGTTCAATGACCTTGAATGGAGCGCCCGTCCCAACGGAGATGATCGCGTTGGCTTGATCCAGAGTCGTGGTCAACTGGACGGTTGTGTTCGACATGGGATAGTAGGGAACCCGAAGGAAAACGTCTCCTACAGAAACCGCAGAGTCGAAGGGAACCAGAACCGTACCTGCGGTTGAGCTTGAGCTGGTGATCTTGCGTACTGCACTTGCATTAGCCCCGGTATAACCCCAGACCGTTCCATCGGCATATTCAACTGAGGAAGTCCATGAAGCTGCCGTAGTAACTGCTGTGCCTCCTGCGGATGCTGTGGTAACAGTCTGAGAAGCCAGAGCGGTATCGTTTGTAGCCCCGCCTGACATCTTCATTGACCAGACCGCGAAGGGATTGATAATGACGGAAACCATTCGTTCGGCGCTCGTGCCAGACCCGAAA